TATTTCCACTGGAGGGGGGCAACCCCGGCAAACTCTATTTCCACTGGAGGGGGGTGCGAAAAAACTCGCTCTATTTCCACTGGAGGGGGTGATGCGTCGCAAATTCTATTTCCACTGGAGGGGGTCACTCTGCAAAATTCTCTATTTCCACTGGAGGGGGTCGCCCGGCATTATTTCCACTGGAGGGGGTCGCCCGGCAAAATGAGCCGCCGCCGCGTTGCCCGGCGTTCTGATTTTGTTCTGTCTCGCTTTGTAACAATTCGTGATAATTAAATGCGCTTTTTTGCTTTGCATTTGTCGCAAAGCGTGACACTTTAGGCTTATTGAAACAGACAAAGGAATTTTTGATATGACTGATTTAAATGTAAAAGTTAGGCTTTTAGATAAGACGCAAGCCGCAAAGCTATTTGACGGGCGTAAAATGAGTGAAGGCGAAAAAGCGGCGCGCCTTTATCTTGGCGATAAGCAAATGCAACGCGCGATTAAAATAGACCGTAACATTTTAATCGCTTATGCGTTGTTTTCACTTGGCGCGCTTGCGTCGCCTTTTATTATCTTTTGGGGGGTTTAATCATGTATGACATGAAAGAGCATTATCAAGAAATTGCGGATACATACGCAAAGCGGGCAAATACTATAGACACAATGGAAAGCGGCGACCTTGCCGACATGCAAAAGGCTATTAAGACAATAAACGATTGCACAAGAATGCTTTTTGAGTGCGGCGACATTTATTTGTCTGATTTGCACAAGCTAGAAGCCGCCGCTAATTCTTTAGAGCGCATTATTGATATAACGCCTAGCGAATACCAGCTAGAAGGCTTTGCCGAACACGGCGTTAAATGGCCTATTAAATCGGGGGGTAAATAATGTCTATCTTAATCACCAAAACAGATTACCCGGCAAATTCGCGCGGCTTAGATAAGCCCGCCTCAATTGTCGCCTATTCTATTGATAAGCAATTGATAGCGGCGCGGGTTTATATATCCGGGAAGCTTATCGCCGTTCTAGACAATATGTTCGACGCTGGCGACATTGTAGAAGACGGCACGGAATTTATCGCTGAATTAAAAGCCGATACGGCGCGCTTTGAAATAGCAGCAAATGGCGCGCTAGTTAGTAAATCATTGGGAGGCATAATTAATGCTTAATTTATCAAGATATCAAGAATGGAATAAAGCCAAGCTTATGCGCTATGCGCGCGATAAGCACGGGGTCAATTCTTTATTCGGGCGCATCAGCGCAAATCCTAAAATAGACAAAAACGCCAAGCTTAACGTTTTGACTATTCCCTTACATTTAGCGCCGCATAAGTTAAGCGGGCATAATGTTTGCGCCAGCGCGACGGACGGATGCGCCGCCGCTTGTTTACATAGCGCGGGCAATCCGGCCTACATGGCGCAAAAGCAAAAAAGCCGCCTAGCGCGCACAATGCTTTATTTTGCCGACCGGGCGTTATTCATGGAGATAGCCCGGCGCGAATTGCAAGCCCTAGCGCGTCGCGCTGATAGGCTAGAAATGCGCCCGGCATTTCGGCCTAATGCTACAAGCGACATTAAATGGGAGTTTGTGCGATATCATATAGGCGACAATAAAGCCCAAACGCTATTTAGTGAGTTTCCACAATTGCAAGCGTATGACTATACAAAGCATAGTAACCGCCGGAATTTGCCCGCTAATTATCATTTGACCTTTAGCCTTGCGGAAAATAACCATTTGCAAGCCATTGAGGCGTTTAACAATGGAATGAATGTCGCCGTTGTATTTGATACAAAGCGCGGGCAAGCCTTGCCGGAAACTTTCACAATTGACGCCGGGCGCGCTGGCAAAATTACCGCGCCAATAATTGACGGTGACAGTCATGATTATAGGCCAGCGGATAAGCGCGGCTCAATAGTAGGTTTACGCGCTAAAGGCGACGCAATAGGCGACGCAAGCGGGTTTGTAAACCGCACACATGGCGCGCGGCATTGCGTGGTAAAAATTGGGGAAGCTGCGCCATTTGTATTTATTGGCGGGCATTGGCCAGCTAATCAAAAGAAAGCGCGCGCCTAATGAATGACCGCGTTTTCATGGCAATAGTTAACACTTGCGCCGCTTGCGTTATGCTATTGCTGGCATGGTTACTATCTGAATAAACACTAACAAAAACAAACAGCCCGCGCCCTAACCCGGCGCGGGTTTTTTTGTGCGCGCTTGCCAGCAATGGCGGCGCGCCGCCGCATCTACTATATATAGAAACCCGCCGCGCCAAATTTGCGCGCATAGGCGCGTTCTACTTGCCCCGCCATTCACACCAAGAAAGTAAGAAAACGCCCCAGCGGCGCGATACGGGGCAAATAGCGATATCGCTAAATAGCCCATATTTGCCCGCTGATAGCGTTTTGTTTCGACCCTTGCCTTGCCCTATAAAAACGCTTCAATGCGTGACATAGGTCATCCTTGAGGCGCATAGGTTCTATCAGGCCGCCGACCGGCTGCGGGTCAGCAAGGGCGCGTTTGTCGAATAGTCACAGCTTGTATCTAAGGGGATTGTCGATGACCTACTACATATGGTATGTCTTGTGACAGGTGGAAATGGAGAAACGTATGGGGACTATCGTTCAGATAGCGCAAGCACTCGACCTATCGACTAAGATGGTCAATGACTTGGTTGCGCGTGGCACTATCACTAAGCAACCGCGAGGGCAGTATGATGTCGAGGAAGCCACGAGGGAATACGTTAGGCATATCAGGGAGGTCGCCGCTGGCAGACTACGCGCTGGCGAACTGGACTTAGCAGAAGAACGCGCGCGACTGGCGAAAGAACAGGCCGATGCGAAGGAGATGGAGAACGCCCTACTCCGTGGCGACCTTGTTGAGATAGGCGGCGTGGCGAAAGAGTTCGGCAAACAGGCTTCGGCGGTCAGAACTAGATTGCTGTCTATACCTAGTAAGGCTGCGCCTCTTGTAATATCGTGTGAGAAGCCAGCAGAGGCGAGAGCCATCATTGAAGACATGATTGAGGAGGCGTTGAATGAGTTGGTCGGATACAACCCGCAAGCAACAGACGAAGACGCTTAGTCTCGCCCTAGCCAACGTAAGTGCGCGCGCACTGAAACCGCCCCCCAAGTTATCGGTGAGCCAATGGGCGGACAGTTTTCGTAAGCTGTCGCCAGAGAGTTCTGCCGAGGTTGGTTCATGGCACACAAGCCGGGCTGAATACCAGCGCGAGATACTGGACGCAGTTTCCGACCCGTCGATTGAAAGCGTAACGATTATGTCTTGCGCGCAAGTTGGCAAAACGGAGATGCTGCTAAACCTAATAGGATACCATATTCATCAAGACCCTTCACCAATCCTGCTGGTGCAGCCGACTTTGGATATGGCGCAGACATTCTCTAAGGACAGGCTCGCACCTATGCTGCGAGACAGCCCGGTTCTGCAAGGTAAGGTTGCCGACCCGAAGGCACGAGACAGCGGCAACACCACGTTGAAGAAGAACTTCTTCGGCGGACACATAACTATGTGCGGCGCGAACAGCCCGGCCTCTCTTGCCAGTCGCCCGATTAGGGTCGTTCTGTTTGATGAGGTTGACCGCTTCCCACCCTCGGCTGGTTCGGAAGGTGACCCAATTGACCTTGCAAGAAAACGTAGTGCTACGTTCTGGAACAGGAAAGAGGTTTGCGTTTCGACACCGACCATACGCAACGCATCTCGTATCGAGGGACTATTTGAAAACACGGACAAACGTGAGTATCATGTGCCATGCCCCGATTGCGGACACCATCAGGTTATGCGGTGGTCTAATGTTCATTGGACTGATGAAGACCCAGACACTGCTTTTTATGCGTGTGAAGAATGTGGCGGGGCATGGGATGATGCGGCGCGATATAAAGCTATCCGCAAAGGGGAATGGAGAGCCACCGCTCCATTTGTCGGAAGGGCGGGTTTCCGGCTGTCTGGGTTATGCAGCCCGTGGACACCTTTGTCGTCTGCCGTGGCGGATTTCCTGCAAGCCAAGAAATTACCTGAGACGCTTCGCGTTTGGGTGAACACTTATCTTGGCGAAAGCTGGGAGGACGACGGCGAAAGACTGGACGATTTTCAGATTGCATCGCACCGCGAAGATTACAACGCAGACAGTATTCCAAAAGAGGTTGTATTTATTACGGCGGGTATTGACGTTCAGGATGACAGGCTAGAGATGGAGGTCTTGGGTCATGGGCGTGATAGCGAAACGTGGTCAATCGAATACCGCTCTATATTTGGCGACCCTGCTTCTGGTCAGGTGTGGGCAGAGTTAGATAACTTCTTGTCCCTAACATACAAAACCGAAGACGATAGGGAGTTGCAGATAAAAGCGTCTGCTATTGATACTGGCGGTCACCACACGCAAGCTGTCTACAAGTATTGCAAACCTAGATTATCTCGCCGGGTCTTCGCCATCAAAGGTGTTGGCGGTGAAGGCAAGCCAATCGTCGGCAGACCCAGCACTAACAACCACATAAAGTGCAAGCTATTTCCTATTGGGGTAGATACCGCAAAAGAGATGGTCTACTCTCATCTGAAGATTAAGGACATAGGTGCTGGTTATTGCCACTTCCCTAAAGAATATACAGACGAGTATTTCGCTATGCTTACCGCTGAGAAAGTGGTGAGGAAATACCACAAGGGATTTCACCGCAGAGAGTGGGTGAAAGTGCGTCCGAGGAACGAAGCATTGGACTGTCGGGTTTACGCTTTAGCGGCATTGTCAATAGTGGGTGTCAATGTTAATATAATCGCGCAAAGGTCTATGAAGGCTGGAGCAAATGATGATGTGGACGACAAACCGAAGCCGAAAGTGAGGCGCAAAGTGCCGAAACGTGAAGGCGGGTTCGTGAATGGGTGGCGTTAATGGCGCGTAAGAGTAGCATTGCTGCACCGCGAGATAAGTTAAGGGTTCGCCGTAAGGGTCGTCATTCTAAGCGCGTGAAAGCGCGAGTGAAGAAACAGACGTTCTATACGCAAGGGGCTTGCCGTGGCTAATTTATTCGACAGCGCAAATGCACCGACTGGAGTTCCGACTGAGATTGTTGTCGGTGACTTTGTTCAGTTCAAAATTACTCAATTCTCTGAAGACTATTCCAACTCTGCATACACGATGCGTTTTGTCGCTCGCATTTCTACTGGCGGCAGCACTGAGATTAAGGTTGATGCGACTTCGCTTGGTGATGATTACTTATTTGCCGTGCCTAGTTCTACGTCTGCCAATTATAGCGTTGGCGATTATCATTACCAGTTAGAGATTGAACGCAACAGCGACAATGAACGCATCATCGTTGACCGTGGTCAGGTTAAGGTTTCGACAGACTTCGACAATCAGGTTGACCCCCGTCATCACGCCGAGATTATGCTAGGCAAGATTGAAGGCATCCTCGAAGGAAAAGCCGATAGCGATGTTTCCAGCTATTCAATCGCTGGTCGCTCACTTACCAAACTAAGCCCTGACGAGTTGGTTCAGTGGCGTGATTATTATCGTCGTGAGGTTTCTGCGATTAAGCGCAAGGAAGCTATTAAACACGGACGCAAACCCAAAAGCACAATTTTGTTGAGGTTCTAATATGGCATTGTTTGATTTCCTGCGCCGAGATAAAGAGCCGACTAAGCGGATGAGGATGCCGCGCCAATATCGCACTTACTCTGGTGCGAACACTGGTCGTCTCTTTGCGGACTTCTTGGCCTCTAACAATTCCGCTGATGCTGAATTGAGCCAAGCCCTTCCTATTTTGCGTAACAGAAGTCGCGACTTAGTTCGCAACAATGAGTATGCCCGTCGGTTCTTGCACCTCATCAAAACTAACGTGATTGGCGAAAGCGGCTTCAAGCTGCAAGTTCGAGCGCGCAACGACGAAGCTACTTTGGATGTTCGCGGCAATCAAATTGTCGAAGACGCTTTCCGCCGCTGGGCTAAGATGGGCAACGCGGAAGTGTCTGGTCGAATGTCATGGAAAGACTGCCAAGCATATGTAGCCGAGGCTCTCGCTCGTGACGGAGAAGTCTTCGTAAAGAAGGTTCGCAACAATCGTTATGAAGATGGTTTTAGCTTGCAGTTCATCGAGCCGGAACGTATCGACCACGACAAGAATGGACGCGCCAAGAACGGCAATGAAATTCGTATGGGTGT